GAATGAACGCGGGCATGAATGCGAAGTGCAGCCCGTAGCGAGTGAAAAAATCTTCGATCTGTTCACGGTTATGAGAGCGGTGAAAAGATTTCTGTGACAAAAAAAGCATTGATATATTTCCCTATCTGTTTCAACACGTTCGGTGTGTCTGATGCTCTCTTTTACCGCACCCTTTTGTTAAAAGCAACTATCAGTTTTGATAAAAAAGTTATAACCGGAAACCTGATGTACGGATCACTTTTTATGCTTTATTAAATTATAACTTAAGTGCGGTATCGGTAATTGATTTTAAGAGGGACGCCCTTATATCATTAGCACACGCCGCCTTCTTAGTAATAAATATATCACATTTAATGATTGACGGATGTCTCCTTTATCTATATAAGCTAACGCGTATGCAACCTGTAACAAATCCACACACCGGGTTTTTCGGTACCCACACTATCGATGAAAAGATTTTTGAAGATCAGGCGCTGACGATTCCGCGCCTTGCGAAGCTGCGCACGTTAGAGCTTAACGCGGATTTTCAACCATTGTCTTATTACCCAGTGAGCAGCTTGCCGTGGACAAAAGTCGTCTTTTTCCTAGCGAAGGGGTGGGCGCGGGAAGAAGATGGGAAACCACCTATTATCACCGTGCTAGAAGAATATGATGAGTATGTAAATTATCCTAGCGGTAGAATAAAATTACCTGCGGTGATTGCACATACTCGCATGATTCCTTTACCAAAAAAGGTCCCGTTCACTAGAAAAAATGTGTATCTGCGAGATGATTTCACATGTATGTACAGTGGTAAGAAATTACCACCTATTGAATTAACCTTCGATCACGTGCTTCCTGCATCGCGCGGGGGAAAAACGACTTGGGATAATATTGTTACCTGTTCCAAAGACATAAATGGATTTAAGGCAAACCGCACTCCTAAAGAAGCTGGATTACGGTTAATTAAAAAACCTTATATTCCTGATGTTTATGAAATCAGGGAAAAGTCAAAAAAACACCCCCCTGCCATACTCTGTAAAGAATGGGAAGATTATCTTTATTGGGGAGCAGAATTAGAAGAATAAAATAAGGGGATGAATCGTATGATTCATCCCCTTATTACATTATAAATATATTTTATGACTAGACGTGTACACACTATGGGCGACCAAAATAATGGACAAGGTGTTATTAACGTTGTTCATCAATCAAAAGTTTTTTCAGAAAGTAAACTGGTTAGTACCAGTGGTGACTTCGGCACAACACATGACGCGGGCGGTCTTGACGGCGGTTGGGCTGAACTAGGTCTTCCCGGTCTTCCTCCTGCGGCTGACGCCGCCCATGACCAAAATATATGGACTACCATTGGCAATGCCGGTTCCAAAGTTTTTATCGGGGGGAAACCGGTGGTTGCAGAAGGCGACACGGATTCGTGTTTGCACGTTCGTATCGGCGGTTCATCAAAATTATTTATAGGGTAAATTATTCATATGACTGACGCACTACAAATTCCTACTTTACCAACAAATTTAACAACAGCCGGTGCTGCGACAATTAGTAATTTAATGAGTTCTGGTGCTGCTCTTTTCACAAATCCAGTGGCTAGCTCTATCACGAGCGCGACCGCACAAATACCAAATTTATCATCTTCTTTAACTTCATTATCCAGTAATGTTTCATCCCTCTTAGGATCAAATGGTGCAAGTTTGGTTTCCCAATTAGGCTCACTAGGAAGTTCATTATCTTCAATGGGTTCAAGTATGGGATCATTGTTAGATCATACCAATTCCTTAATATCAGGAGGTGGTTCCTCAATATTATCCGGGGGACTGATGAACAATTTACAACAAATGTTAAGTGGAACAGGAATTAAAAATTTCTTATATGGTTTCAATGCCTTACCTGTACCAGCAGGGTGTACTAATCTAAGTCAATTTTTTGGCTCTCTATTGGGGGCGGGTGCGTCGTTGGTAAGTGGAGCAACATCCCAAATGGGGGCAATAGGGTCACTAATAAGCGGCGCACAGTCATTAATAAGTAAAGGAGCCAGCGCGCTCACTGCCGGTATAAGTGGGTTAATGTCACAGGCTACCGCTGCTATGAGTGGTATGTCGTCTGTAGCAAGTCAAATAACAAGTAAAATTACATCTGAGTTGGGGGGATTTGCCTCCTTATTGAACACCGCTATGAATTTCATAATTGCGCATAACGTTGCTAATAATTTTTTAAACGCATGTTCGCTTCCTTTAATGAGTGCCGTTGGTACTCCTGCATTACAAAATGCTTTAGCAAATATTTTCGTAGATAGCAATCCGCCAGCTACAACTACCGTGCCACCAGTTTCTGGCGTATCATATAATACCCAAGGAGTTCAAACAACTCCTACAACTACGGCTATTCAAAATCTATTACAAGCCTCACTAGTGCCTGATTCAAGTACTGGTAGTAAAGCGCCACCATTGAATGTAGCAACAACGGCAGCATTAGGTCCGGTTGTTGGTTTTGATTCGCCACAACTCATAAAAGTACCATTAACAAATGAACAACCATTTGTTGATACACAAACTTCCATAAGCGGGGCTGTCCCCGGCTCTGTTGTTGGTGGTCAAACCACTCAACCAACCCAAACCGGAGAAAGTCGCACCCCAGATAATTCCATCAGCGGACGGTGTTAATCCGCTGATACTTCTACATAAATTGTTTTCCCAAAATCGGCTTTTTTGGGGAAATTTTCTTCATCCGCGCCTTCATTAACACCAAATAAAAATAACGTTGGGCAATATTTAGAATCTCCATATCCTTGACACGGGTAACCATCTGATAATACAAGGAATGCCTTAGGATGTATATTCTTTGCTTTCATGAATTGCCAATTAGATTCAAATACTGTTCCCCCACCACCAACATAGTTTTCGAAAAATGGTTTAACTATGGTAGCAATATTTTTATTAGAAGTTTTCGTTAATATATGATGAGATACTTCATGTACATGTCCATCAAAACACCACACGTGAATTTTAAATTTCGGCACTATACTTAAAATTCCCATGAATTCAGATAAGAATGTTTCACTAAATTTCTTTGACACTGACCCGGAGGTATCAAATGCCAGCGCCAATTCCAAGCATTTATCGCGGCGGCGGAATCCCGGTAAGGTAAATCCAGAATTAAACAACGCTTTGTTAGGGGATGAAAAGGAATAACCCGTACTACTGACCGTAAAAATAAATCTCTTGAGGGCAGTGCGCCAATCAATTTTTGGTTGACTTAACTTTTCAAAATATCTAAGAACATCGCCGGGAATGGCGCTCGCACCATTATTTTTAATATAACCTTTTTTCTCCGCTTCGTACTGAGCATTTACCGCACGTTTAATCAAATCACCCATTTCAGAATTTTCAGTATCTATAACGTCGCCAGATTTAACAACAGTTATTGATCCGTCACTATTCTTTATAATAGTGACATCATCTGTTTTATGAATCACTTCCCCTTTGTCTGAACCGGGTTGTTTAGAAGAAACTCCGATATGAACATCAAATGGATTACCGTTCTGGTATTTTGGGTCTTTTTCAATAATATCGTATACCTCTTCAGTATACATCTTATCAAATTTTTTATCATACAATATTTTAATTGTGGTAATAAATTCTCCAATATCAGCATCTTTTAGTTCTTGATTAATACAATAATCCCCAGCTTTATTAAATAATTTCGGGTCCCTATCACCAAGACGGTTATTCTTTCCAACATGGGCATCGAGACAATGACGTATTTCATGCGCAACAGCGAATGTAACCTCGCCAATTCTCAAAGAGTTGACAAATTTAGCATTATAAATGATATGTCGCCCATCGGTGCCTAATGTTGGCACTAAGTTAATGTCTCCTATAGGAGTTTTAAACCCTATCTCTTCGACCAATACTAAATCACACGCAATGACTCCCCAAAAGGGAAAAGTTGTCATCAACTCAACCTTAGCACTTATTAATTTTTTATATGCTTCCTCGTCATAATAAGTATCCCTATTATATCTTTTTACTAAAGGATGATCGTCGAAATCACTCATATTATCGTGCCTTTACCGCCCTCGCGAAAACAAGCCCATATCGATCAGTGAACCGGTCAAATTCTGGAGGATTTGCTTGATTAAAAGTTGCCGCTCTTATTTCATAAACTACCGTGACTAGATATAGAAAAAAACTTGCGATATCGCCTTCCAAACCATGATTTATAAAATAAATCACATTGGCAGCAGTATCATTCCATTCTTTACATTGTCCTTTAGCGCCCTTGGTTTTATCATAATATTTGTCATACCTATCTTTGAGTTTTTGCCCAAGCGCAACAACAAATCCCCACATGTGACTCTTTCTTACTTTTTCATCAATTTCTATGATTTTACCATCTAAAACATCATCGGTATCAGGAAGTAAATCGTGGGTGTCTAAGTATGCCTTAAATTCAGTAGCTCCTATCCTTCCAATAAATCCTGTAGCAACCGCGTTAACACAATTATCAGGCAGACTACGCAATCCTTCGCCTTTTTTACCTGACATCAACTGTGCCGAGAAAGACGCCCAAGAGCGAGGGGTTCGGAACCCGTATTCTTCATTAGTGATAGTTTCTGGATTAAAGTCCATAAGAGCGCTTTTACCACGCCATTTTATATAACCCCATATAGCAGGAGAGATTCCAGCATACATAGCCCAAGCCAACCAATCCTCAAGGTCTTCGACTAAAGTGAAATGACCGAAGCGGTTTGCTAATGGTAACGACATTCCTTGAACAAACGCGCCATCACCTTCACCGTTACCAGCACCGATCATAGGAACATTATAAGGAACTTCATATTCATTGATGCGTTTATCTAACACTAATTGAAGCGCTGCGTTTTGCGTAGCGGGATCAGCGGCGCTCAATTCATCCAAGAATATCACAGCTTTATCAGCTATGACAACTCTATAGGTTTTGTGTTCAGGTAATTCGTTTTTCACTAATACCGAGACTACCCATTCCTCACCATTATATTCCCAATGCACATTAGCTGAAAATTCAGCCGTGTCAAAATTCGGCACGTCTCCATCATTTTCGGAAAAAACCAATTCATTGGCTTCGTTGTACACCAAGATTTGTAAATCTTCTGCATATTTCCAAGGTAATTTAATTTCATGTTTGATATTATTCGCATTAACCAATACAGTACGCATTTGCGGCAAGTATGATGAGGGCACCCATTTTACGGTACCATCGGGAAATCTTATCGGAATGCCTTTAATATCAACCGGGTCAAATTGAGGCAACCAACCGTCTACCACGTGCGGCTGCATACGTTTTAACAATATCCGTTTTTCCAATGCCGGGCTTACCCCAAATCATTACGGCGGCGCTTTTTTTAAACTTCCGATCCGCTTTATCGTATGGGGAGCAAATATAATCAATAATTTGTAATAATTCAGAAGGAGAAACTGTAGTTTTTGATTGTTCTTTCTCAGTGGGAGTCTTTTTTACCATTGTGATCCTCTATTAAAAATAGAGTATCACGCTTTATATAACTAAGTCAACTACCATTATTCCATAACCATCTTTTTTTACCACAATCCCAAATACATAATCTCTTTTAAGTAAATTGTTCGAGCATGTTAGACATTTCTTTTTGTTTCTTATCTTTGAAATTTTTATATTCTTTTTCAACCAAGACTTCTATAAAATGTGCAATTTTTACACCATAACTATCTGTCATTTCATCTAACTGTTTTTTAGTATCTGAAGAGATGCGGCAATACAAATGCTTACGGTTATCATTAACCAAAAGATTGTATGCCGCATCAATGCTCAGATCACCTATTACAGTTTTCCAGTCTTCGCCATGATGTTGTTCTATAGCCTTAATCTTTCTTTCTGTTGCATATGAGTACGCCATTTAAATTCCTTTTTATTTTAATTTATATATATTTATATAAATTAAAACCCGGTTTAAACGCTTTCCATACCCTTCACAACAAATTTATTCGATTCATCAATAAAACCATCAATCCAGCTTAACTTTCCGCCTTTCGAGCTACCGGTATCAAGAAAAGTGACTTCGCCACCGAGCGCTCCTTTATAAGTTAAAGGAGCTTCCTTGCTACGAATATCATGTCCAACGATAACTTTGTGATCAGGCGGAATAAGATCAACCCAATCATAGATTCTAACAGGATATCCGTCGATAAATTCACCGGTAGTTTGACCATACATAGCGAAGCTTTCAGCTTTCGATCCCTGAAACAATCTAAAACTATTGTTTTTCCACATATCAGGATGACAAGCGCCATGCGTTAACAGGACGTTTGCAAACCTGATATAGTCAGGGCAAAGATTCTCAAACGCCAGAGCATTTGAGAACCACCGATCAGAAGCGTCTTTATCCAATGTCCATACTTGGTCAAAAGTTGCTTTAACTCCGGTAGACACTTGCTTCTTACCAAAATCACCATGTTCTTTATGATATTTGATAAGAACTGCAATCTTCTTCTCATGGTTGCCACGCACAGACAGTGCGCGACCACGATTAACCAAATCATAAACCTTATCGAGACACTCAATGATATTATCACCGTAGTCAACAATATCTCCTAAAAAGATAAAGAACGTTCCTTCCGGCGCGTCCAATACCTGATTAAGACCATCAATGTTACCATGAACGTCCGCGATAATACGAACGGTGTTATACTCTTTTAGCAATTCGGTGTAATCCGGGTGGTACTTTTTCATATCAATCGCCTTTACTGCATCAACACGGGTATCAATCACTCTAATACCCGCAATATTATCACCATTCAGAATGTTAACCTCATTATTAACAAACTTTTCTTCATGCCTCACTATAAGACTGACCCCATTCTCGTTCATAACATTTTCACGCCAACCCGCCGTAGCCTCTTTTTCTATAAGAGGACGGTTGACAACGATATAAAATATGTCGCAATTGAATTGGTTTGCCAACTCTACAAACGGCTTACGCTCTTTAAAACTTAAATTAGTTGCATCAATCATTGCGCGCAATCCTAATTTAAGGCGCGTTTCAAGGCGTCGGCGCACCTCTATGAACACTTCCTCGTTTTTGTCCTGTCTTTTAAAATCGTAAGTGAGTTCAAGACGTAAATTGTCGGGAGAAATTATCTCAAATGGATAAAATAAATCAGCCGCCATGGTAGATTTACCAGAGCCGGATGGACCAATCATTAAAATTAAACAATTTCCCTGTGAAATAATGATAGAATTTGACATATTACTATTGTATGTCAAATTCTATCTGATGTCAATTAAAAATCACAAGGTCCACGCGAAACTATCGATTTGGGCGGTAGTAGTGATTGTTCCTGCGGTAATTTGTGCCAATACCATGTTAAGTTCGGTGCCATAAATCAATTGCGCATAAGCCCCTACAAGTGGCGCTAACGCTACAAATTGTGCCCCAGTAACAGGAGTGCTGCTCCAATCGTTAGCAATCCAATTGTCAGTAGCAGTCGGATTGCTTTGTCCCCACGTTGATAAAGCGAGTAAGTGGGTAATAGTTCCAACAGTACTGTCTGATTTAATCGTTGCACCATCCACTGTATAAAGTCTCATTGCAGACAAAAGAGATAAAACTTTACTACCTGCATAATCTTGAAGTTGTGATAGAGTAGCAATCGCCAATCCCGTCGAAAGCCCGTATTGGGCAAGCACTCCATCAAGCGCCGCAATGGTTTGCTCACCATTACTGTCCGTGGGCCATGGTGATACTCCCCCTCTGGCACTAAGAAATGCTTGATAATTAGCATCAGTTTCAGGTACTAACCTCATATCTGCTGACGAAAATATGCCAATTGGACCTTTCCAATACCACGCGAGGGGTGTGTAAATGTTAGTAGGTGTTCTCATTTATCGTCCTTTTTATTTCTATTTAAATCCATATTTTTAAACATATTGACCGCCAGTGGACCATGGTCCTACCGGGGTAACACTTCCCGGCAAATAGCCCGTCGATTGTCCATTAGTACCCACAACCCCATTCGACGAAACAAAAAATTTTGGTCCTGTAGCTGCACCATAGAATGAGACCATCCCCGGTTGAAAAGCAATAAAACCATTTGATTGCGCTTGAGCAAATGCCGTTGTAAAAGAAGGTGATGAAAGTACAAAGTTAACAGGACTCGCGACGGAAACATCATTCCATCCAACTTGGACAAATCCTGCTTCAGAAGCAAGAATCCCGCACAAAAAACTTCCTGACATGGTAAGTGTTGAAAGGACAGTTCCGCCATCAACGCCCTGCAAACACAATTGCCCGTTAGCATACGCTACAAAAGCTGCCGATTGAAGGGGTTGTGTTCCGATAGCATTACAATTTGATACTATCACTAATGATCCAGTGTTGGCAACGTAAGCTTCATAGTAGACTTTTACCTGAAATCCATCAATCAACACGAAACCATGTGTTGATGAAAATCCCCGCGCGCCGACGGCAGATGCATCAATATAACAATAGGACGGATTTGTGGGATTACCGGTGATTTTCCACTCAGCGATTTGGGAGGGACCAATTTCACAAGCCATCTCCTCTGGCGCACATGTATATGTACCATTGGCACATTGGATAGTTATTAAACCAGAATAGACATAACGGCTCGAAACAGTATTAATTGCATGTTGTAAGCTTCTCCAAGGGGTGCTAGATGTCAGTCCGTCCCCAGTAAGATCACTACCAGCATTAAAGTCCACGTAATATGTCGTCTGCGGCGGGAAAACAAGAGTAATAGTTTGAAGATAAGGACCCCCCGCTACAGTCGGGGGGTTAGAAAAGTTAACAATTCCGGTTGCTCTATTAATAGTTAATGGGTTATCAATAAAAACACCAGCATCATTGTATCGCGATAAAATGAAATTAGACCCGGTATTTGAACCGGTTTCTGCATCGGAATTAGCACAAACACTCCATCTAGCAAGATTAGCAGAATACACTATCGTTGACATTACTGTTCCTCTAACAGTGCCAGCAGCGCCCGTAATATTATTGCTTGAAAAGGTTCCTGAATTTGGAACAGTGCTACCAATAACGGTATTATCAATATAAGAATTTGGACCAACTATTTTAATATCGGTGATGGTTGGGTTGGTTAAGTTTAAAACAGAGCCAGATGCGCGAGTCGTCATATTAATTTCCTTATATCTATTTATTATTAATTACCATCGCCAATTTTAAACCAATTGTATCCGTCAGTTATTAATTTAACATATCCATAATTTTGGGTGATACTATAAGAACTAAGCCCATCGAGATGTACATTAGCACCAAAATTAATTACTATATTATTAGTGCCAGCGCCGCCGCTTTCATCCTTGATTGTTAGGGTTCGTCCAGAAGAAACTGGCGAACCAGTAATAATACTTGATAAATCAATAATAACCTGAGATGTTGTATTAGCTACTCCGACATAATCGGTATTTGAACTCGGTGTATAATAATTTACATTTATCCCAACCCGGTTAAGATACCCACTGTTTAGTTCGGCATTTATTTGAATACTAGTACCACTATCTATTAATGACACATTAGTTCCTTGAACTAATGATTTAACCAATAGTGAGGCTCCAGTTTTACCGGCATTGAGCGAAATACCACTTCCGGTGCTTTGCAAGATATTAATCTCACCAACATTTCCACCCGGAACAACCGACTTAAAATATTTCGCAATAAATTTATTACCATTACTTAATGCGCTAGTAAACACAATAGCATCAGATTGAGTAGGCGGATAAAAATATAATGCCGGTGAAGGGGTGGCGCTTGTCACCATTGTTGATAATATAAAATCAAAAGTTACTGAAGAAGACACATTAGTAATCGTAACAACATTATTATTAAACGGGGTAATGCCCCCCACAATCATTGTTTGATTTCCATTAATCAGTCCATGAGGAACAGAAGTCGTTGCTCTAAAAATAATAGATGTTCCACTTGTTCCAATTTGTAAAATGGATATAATCGAAGTGTTTTGTGATACAATTGAATAATCTGTAGATAATGTTTTTAATGACCCGTTAACGAATACCAATACCGAGGCAGGATCAACGCCAACCGCACTCAAAGGAAAAGTGGTATTTGGGGTGGTTGGATAATTAACAACAACACTAGTTGAATAAACTTGAGAATTTTGTACTAATGGGGCAGTTTGCATAACCCTAATCAATACAGTAACACCCACAGGAACCGTGGATGTAGTAATTAATGTATTTCCAGTGATGTTATAATCAGAAGATGGAGTTTGTCTGATACCATCTAAAAATAATTCTACATAGTCATTACTAATGGGCTGTGTTTGACCAAGTGCAAATACTGTGCCGCCAGAAGTATAAACTTGTGTTTTAATAGCCGCTGCAAGCGCCCCGCCAATCGCCAACCATATAACACCATTCCATAAAAATACCACCTGTGTATCAGTATCAAAATATAATTGTCCTGCACTAGGAGTTGGTGTAGTTGGTGGAGAACCATTAACTGCCCCAATAATAACACTCGTGCCATTTAAAACTAACCAATTATTTATATTCTTATTAAAGACATACAGCGCTGATGCTGACGGAACATAAATTGTCCTACCGCTAAAATTTGCAGCATCTGTTGTGCTAGGTAATACGTTTAATACTTCTACTACTGCTGCCAAAGGCAATCCGGTTACAGGGTCAATATTAACTCCATATTGTCCGGTTGACGTATTTAATCCTTGAGGTATGAACGATCCCATTATTTATTTCCTACTAAATATATTTATAAAATTGCATACTTTATAAGGAAGGAGAATTTTATATGACTTGGATATTAATAATTATTGCAACATCAACGTTGCCATTGCAATTTCCAACGGAAAATCCATACGCGATGCCACCTCATACTGTTACGTTTGAATCTATCAGCGGTTTCCAAAGTAGAGAAACTTGTGAATACACGGGTAAATTTTTCAGAGAACAAATGCGCAGAAAGACAAAGTGCGTTCATACCTGAGTGGGTATGAACGCACTTTTAGTTTATAAGACCGAAAATTAACACCTGCATATTTAAAGTATTATTTGCAGGGGTTGTTATATTTAATTTCAATTGATCCCCAGCAGTGTATAAAAATCTAGTGGTTCCTTCTATCGGAAATATCGTGTGGGAATTAACATTAGGATTGATGATACTTACATTTTCCATAACATCGTCCAAATCATGTACATTCAAATTAAATGTGGGTGGGAGAGTGTTTGTCGGTGTTGTGGTTGGTATCAACATAATACTAACAGGATGATATTTTTTACCATCATTAGGATAGGTAAATATAACTGTTGATCCAGTTTGAGTAAAATCAATATTTATCGCAGCAACATCCATATTAAAACCAGCGGAAATGCTATTACTCGCGGTAACAACTTGTTGCCAAGTTACCGAGTCGTTAAAATACATTTCTTTCGTAGTGGTTGAAAAATTCCACATTCCCGGAACCGGATTAGTAGGAGGTGTCGCACTTGCAAAATTTTCCATAAGCTGATAATCATTTTGTAATAATACAGGTGACCACGGCGACCAGCCATATCCGTACATCGTTATCGGGAAAGTTGCGCCGGTATTTGTAGCTGGTGTGATTGTAGCGACGGTTTGTCCTGCGGTGTTATCAATAATATATGGGAAACTCATTTTATATCCTTTAATTCACATTACAACGAATGGTGTAAACAACTTCAAAAATTCTGTTACTCGATTTGAGTATGGGATTGAATGTTATATGAGTCAATAACAACCCATCTGCACTTTTAAGACCAATTTCATTAAAAGTAAATTGGGTTGATGTTGACGTTGGTCCAGTACTATCTGTCGCTATTTGACCATAAGGCTCGTTTTTTCCAAGAACACAGTGTATTTCCACATCCGAGAATGACACTCCATTTATGTGTCGGATAATGATAATGTTGTTATTAGTCAATGCACTATTATCATTAACCACTTTAAAATAAACCTGATTATTTAAAGAAGCATTACCCAATGTATTAGGAGTAGCATATTGAATATTTCCAGCGTTATCTATAGTGGCACCTCCTGTACCAAAAGCCATACTATAAATGCTTCCATTATTTTGATTAGACAAGCCTCGCGCAATAACTATTGAAAGATTTTCGGGATTAACACTATTGCGTTTGTCAAGAAGAATCCGGCACGGGTTATCTAATTCACGGTCTTCCATTGTTAAGAATTCTTTAATCTTAACATGACCTTCCATATAGATTCCGGTATTATCCATAAATTTCATTTAAATATTTCCTATTCTATATTTACTATCAGAAAACAGAGGTACCGTTATAAATTTGACATGCAGATGGTGTATCTATTGATCCTTGTGGATTTTGTCCATATGCATAAGTTGCCGATACAATACCGCGCCCGAAATTATTATACTCTACTGCTTGTCCAACCGATGTTAAGTCACTTTGTATTACCTGACCTCCAGAACTGATATAAAAATTACCAGAGTTTATAACATATACAGATGTCCAATCTGATAATCCTTGCGTTTCATCCCATACAGTACCATTCCACATTACAATAGAGCCAGTGTCTGTTAATAATATATTATATGTGTTAACTGGTAAATTGGTATATGTAATATTGTTTATGGTAGCAGATGTGAGTTCATCATTTACAATCATAACATTAGTAAATGATATCAATTGTTGATTACCGGGTCTGCTATTTTTATAGTCTAATATAATGAATTGATTCAATGGAATGGTTGGTGTTGTTAGTGTTAGGCATCCTTCATTGTAGTTTATCATTGAAGGAGAAGATACATAAACCCATCCCCCAATATCTCCAACATTCCATCCATTATATACAAATGTTAAACTTTCAAGTGGATTCACTCCATTTGTTAAAACAACCCTGTTATATGGTGAAGAAAATTCTATATTATAATCTACCCCGAGTACTAATTGTTGACCCTGATAAATTACCTCAACGAGGGTGAAATCAACAAAGTCCTCAAAGACGATGCCATCTATCGACAATATCACTGTAGAAGTCGGATATGCATACGTTCCGGCAGGGTAAACGGTATTAGGAGTAGTGGACATAAAATAATCTTTAACCCCATTATCAGTTAGACCAACATCGGCTCCGTACAAATCCGCTGGCATCCCGTCAGCGCCAGCAAAGGCATTCGTGTAATTTGTTTTTAGCGATATAAATGCATTATCTGTTATTGCCGATTCAACCCGTTCTTCAGAGGGACCGTCCTGACAGGGATAACCAAATCCATTTTGCATATAAGTGTATGTACGGTGTTCTAAATCTTTACCATAATAGTTTATAAAAACGTTATCTGGATCATGTTCAAAATCAGCAGGAAGATCAGGATAAAATGATCTACCTATTGATAGGACAAAACTAAAATCACTAGAAAGAGCAGATGAGAATGTTATGACTAAAGCATTATCAAAAGCCTTTTTACTCATCGAAAGACCAAATGCGTCTAATTGAGTAAGCACCCCTTTATAGTACAGATCAATTTTAGATTTGTACAAAAATGGGGGATATTTTGTAACCACTGTGTAAATAGCCGTGGCATCACAAACTATTGTTTGATCATAATAATACTCATCAATACCAAAATTATTGAAATATGGATGTGTGTAATCAGATGGTCTAACATCGGCTGGGAATCCGTCTGCCCCACCCTCTTCAGCAACATCACAATTAAGTCTATTGACTAACTCATTAATTTTAATAATAGGTTCTTCAGTAATTATAACCTCCGCGTTGTCTAATACGCTCTCAATAACATTCAAATTTCTCAGTTTAGTATGAAACGGTTTCACGTCTGAAAAATTATCTACCACAGCTTGTATATAATCTGGCTGAACATACGGTGCTGTTGAAATTTCAGTAGCAATCCGCATATCAACGTAAGAAGATTTTTCAACCCAATCACACTTCGGATTTTGGTATAACATCTCATACAAACAGTTAGATATCAGTTCATTTCGTTGTAGAATAGAAAAATAACCAAAAATAGTCAGTATCAACTCGCGTGTTTTAACTGGGTCATTAAGTAATACCGGTTGTAATTGAACAGCACACTTCTCATATACAATTGGAGTCCATATTTTATTTTCTAATATGAACCATATTGGTGTTTGAGTGTTTGTCCATGGAGAAGTTATTCCAGACTGAACTACTTTTACAATATCCCCATTTATGAAATACTTAAGTGAAGTCCGTCTGTTCAACTCGCCAATAGATATGACTGTATCCACAAGCACTGGGTTGGTATATAACGGGTTAATATAATTTGAATACGTCCAATAATTATCAGGCAGTCTAGCTACAATTTCCTTTAATAAAATATTATCATTAATATAATAAGTTGTTAAAATACTATTTATAGTATTCAAAAATATATTTCTCGCTGAATTGACATTAGAAAATAAGCTCTGCGCGGGGAATGTTGACATTCCATAGCGTTCAAATCTACCTAGTTTAGCACATGGGACCGGATTTCCCGAAACATCACTACCTAAAATACTATCAACAATCTTATTGAGAATCTGTATAGGTGGTGTTATACTACTACTGGTTTCAGAAGAAACCAGCCACTCATCGTGAGAATCCCATTTTCTACTATCCACTGTAACTTGAATTGAATATCCATTTTCAAATTTTAGTCCACCTAAATGTAATAACAAAGAATTTTCATTAATTGGTGCGAACCATGATAAACCAGCCCCCGTAGGGTCTTGTAATCTAGCGGCAATATTTTGTGCGGTAAACTCCTTATTGGTGCTAAGAGCGCCTAACGATTTAACCCAATAATAGTAATATACAGTAGAATTACCAGCCTGTCCATTTACTACACTAGTAACATAAGAAGCGTTTTCTAACCCATATGGTAATGCTGTTAAGGTTCCTTGTTGTACACCCTGTGCAATGTATTGCGCCGGGGTTAACGATGATCTAACCCATTGGTATACATCAACAGAACCAACCGTCATGGTACCCGTGTTCGCCACTAGCGAAACACCAGCATTCGTTACAGTCTGTAAGGTTGTAGTATCTACTACGGTTACCGCATATATACCATTTAGAGAAACAGGGTTCATATCAGAGATAGTAACTGTAAACCCATCATAAACAAACCCGTGTGCTGCCGGTAATCCGGTATATGCATCTAACGTTTGTAAGGTGAGTACGTCGCCATTAAGGGACGCTACGACCTTAAAATATTTCAGCCTACCCCATTCCTTCGCAACCGATCTGTAATCTGGTAACAACGTGGTATAATCAGCAAATCCTAAATTAGTAACATCCCACCAAATTTTACCGATTTGGGTTTCCCCCCAATTATCATTAGGAGAATAAGTAGCACCATACCCATCGGTGTACCGAGCGGGATCGCTAGGACCCCAATAGTCTATTTGTGTCAATGTTTCTGGATCAAATTTACCAATTTGTGGATCATAATGAAATAACTCTGCTATTATTTCATCCGCACTTCTATCAATTATTTTAATATTATAATTAACACCTTTTGTTTGTGGAACGCAATTTTTATTAGTTGGAAATTCCACGTTGGATAGCCCGTCCGTTGATGTGGTGGGGGGATACACCCACCGAGTAGTCGAAGGACTATTTCTATTAAATGAATTAATTGTTAATATTCTATTATCAGAAGACGCCGTATCAATAAATCTAATAACTTGAACATCATCCATTATTTCAGTAGGTTTTACCACGAATTCAGAAATAGCTTTCCTTGTGTCACCGAAGTCACCAATTTTCCATAACCAATTTTCCGATATTTCCACATTACTCGTCCCCATAGGAGTGCCTTTAGCGAATGCTAAAATAGGACGTGTTGTTCCTTTAGCCTTAATCATACCAACAAAGTAATCAAATCTCGATCTGTCTTCGGCTCCGATTGGGTCCATATAAACATCATTTGGTACCCATCCCACTAAGGCGCGGGCGGAATCCCGCTTCACTGGGTCATCCACAGTATCGATACGGTCATAATATCTGTTTATGTCGGTGACTTGTTTTTCAAAATTAGGAATTAAACTATTTTGTTGAATTACAAAGCCATTCGCTTCAAATTTACCTGTCCAATTTTTAGTTCTGTATGCATTCACTTTCAATGCGCTTACTTCAAGTGAGAGTAACGGATCATAGATCAAATCACCGAATTTAGTAATATTGGAAAAGAACACTGCATGTTGTGTTTCAACTACATATAATCTTATTCCATAGATATCTTCATTATCAGGCGTTGAATTTATAGTAATAGTATCGTTAATTCTTTTAATATCTATTTTATTACTATTGACTGGTAATGCATTGCTGTTTAGTATACCATATGCACCATTCTGGAAAGACTGAATATTCGTCACGGTTCCGAACGAAGCGGAGAATTTTGCCTTCTTCGCGATTGGACTAAAGAAAAATTCGGTCGTCGGGATGTCGCCTTGAACCAAAGCAATATCACTACTCAACACCCACGTCGCAAATTGTTTCGCTCCATTGATCCAATCCAATGGGCTACCAGCATTCATATCTTCAAAAACCCATCCTTGTTTTTGTAGGTATCTTCCGTAGCCAATCATGAAATTAATCACTTGAGGGGCTGTATCGAAATAATGTCCATACTCGTAATTTACGTAATTTCCTGTCCCTTCAGATGCATATGTGAAAGTTACCCCTTTGACTTTAAATGTTTTTAATCGGGTAGAAGGATTTGACATCGTAGTCAATACCACCACTACCAACACGTCACCAGCGTTTATCTTCATATTAGGATTTAATGTTAACGTTGTCGAACTATTAACAGTATAATATATTGGTTGTAAATTAACGCCATTTAGAATGACAGCCAACGACGCCGTTTCACCAAATAAGTTTGGTAATGGTAACGATAATTGTGTCATTGTAAACACATTTTGATTAACCGTGGCTGTAAACTCCTGTCTGACCTCGGTCAAGCCTCCGACCAATGGAACATTAGGTTCGTCTATGGTAAAAAATGGATTGAAAAGGTCATACCCATAGACACGGTAACCGGTACCGTCCCTCACTATAACCATACCAGAGGAAAAATAAGCCTCAATTGGAGGCGTTGTATGAATAATAGTATTCATGTCTTCAAATGGTATACGAGTACCAGAAAGTTTTTGAACAACCGTTCTATTGTTATTAAGAAATCCTGACGCCCTCCATCCGAGTTGGACAAGCGAGTTATTAACAATATTTCCTATAACGGTATTAGTGTTTTGTCCCGTTCTTTTTACATATTCCGCCAACCACATCTGGACGCCGGGAGTTGTTATAACACTTCCATTAGAATCCAATCCTAAGGAAATAGGAATATCAGCAATTGGCACCCTAGTTAATGTCTCGTTATAGACCACATATGGTCCATTCCATACTTGATTTTGTCCAACATCTATATATAGATGTGCCCAATTAACATCTAACCACACACCGGGTTTCATAAGATAACCAGCAAGAGATACAGAAAATGGATAAGCAACAGAGGAAATAAATGACTGTTCGGTAGGGGAACCGTCTCCGAATACCCAATTTTCTGAAATCCTCTCCATATCCAAAGATTCAATAGAAACAATTCCCGCAGTAATAGGGTCTACCAATTCACCATTAATATCAATAGGAAATGGTGCCGTGATACCCAATGCGATATTTGTTAAATTTTGTGGTCGATTATAAACACCATTTCTTAAATCATCCCACATAGGATGAGTGTTTGAATATCTTGGCGTCCCATCACTTTTTACCGTGGTTGGTGGATAAGTGACTGTCCACCAACCGGGTTGAATGGTATATCCGAATACTTCCCAAGGATGAGAATTTATTCTTGGGGTTCTAAAAATTCTAGAATAAATTCCTGCATAATATCCTTCTAATCCAGAAGTGCGGTAATTCCATGTAAATCTATTATTCTGGTCAAAATTATTATTTTCAACAAAATTTAAATTTTGTGAGATGGACCATCTTTCAAAGTCGCGCCTGATTATAGACAAATATTCATTATAAGAATAATCAAACGTATTGTTGAAATTCCAATAATTGATTTTGTTTGTTATAAACCCATTAAAAATGTAGTACGAGTTGTCGCTTTTATTCAAAAATACATCATCAACTGATGCCGCTGTAGAATACCACGAATTTCCTGACCAATCAGCATAAACACATCCATTATTAGAAAATACTCGTGTGCCAGCTTGCATCCCAGTGAGAGTTAAATAATTATCTACTATTTTATCGACAGCAACTATAGAAGTAGTCGGTATAAAATTACCATAATAATTCCTCAATGCAAAATTGGATAATGCAAACCTTGAACTGAATGTCAAACTTTCTGTTTTAAAATAATCCGGTACCTGACTAAAAAATCTATTTTCTAATTCAATGATGAGCGCATCTCTACCATCATTATAAGCAATATATAGTGATCCGTCATGACCTCTTATTTTAGTAATACCATCATAATCGACAAATATTTCTGGCTTATAAGTGGCAGAAGTACCAACCACCGCAGCACTGGTTGGTACCATAATAGGACGGGGAGCAGAGCCAATAATGGCGACTCCCCCAATACCTACATTCTTTTCGATATATGTTCCCATACCTGAATAATAATATGGAAATTGATCACTCTTCGCAAAAAATAATTCAGTGCATATATCATCAACCGCATCCACGGGGGAAACAATCAGTTTACCAGTCACATCAAAAAATACACCATCTTCAAATCTACTAGCTAATTTAGTAAGAAATCTAAAGATAGCTCTGTTATACTCTCTAGAATAATATCTAATAGTATCTGGTAAGTTAGTATCATTCGATGTTAATAAAGCCATAGTACGTAATAACGAGTTCTCACAGTCAATTATTACGGCACCAAGATCAACATTTTTTTCTGTCCATCTATAACTGTTGATACCATATTCGTTACCAGACACATTCGCTTGTGCCGCGATTACAGATGCCATATGTGATAATGTTTGTGATCTAGATGTTTCTAATGGATTAATATGGTTCGCGTTAGATTTGATATTAGCTGGTACATCAAAAACACCATTAGCGTCAACATTTTGATGTGTTAATACTGTTGACTTTCTCCAAATAGAATGATAAATACCAGTTATCACGTCTTTGAAATATCTATATCCAGTGATATTAACTGTGTTTGATGTAATATTCATACTTTCGATGTTAATATCAAAATTATACTCCCCATTAGTATTGTAAGATAATGGAAACCCTAGCACTGTATCAGCGGTACCAGAACCTAGAGCATAATAATATATTGGTGAGTATTGAGGACCTAAATTTGAATCTAATACTTCAAACCCTTTAATAGTATTATCAGTCACATCTACTGTATACAGTTTAAAATTTGGAGCAGTGTTTCTGCTATAATTGGCATATAATATTGAACCGGACTCAATACCAGCCCAGTATTCTAATATGATACGGATTGCTTGTTCATTAGAGCCAAGCGCTGCCTTGTCGGCGGCACCCATATCATTATAATGTACCCACCAATTATCTTGTCCCCAATAATCATTGGCGATTGATGTGTTATTATCAGCCGTAATTGGACTAATCATTCTTATATCATAAAACCATAAATTGGGATCGGCTACCCCACTTAAATTAGTAATCGTTGAAAATGTCAGCGCTTGCCAACTATTACCAGAGAAGATACGAAAAATTCTTTGTGGTGCGTTTGTAATATCTTCCCATATCATCCCTGATACTGGATTTTCAGGTAACGTATCGGAAATAATAGGATGAAATACTAACCATCTACCATTTTCTGTTGAGTAACGTAACAATGAAAATCTGTTATTGTATTTTCCGGTTTGAGGAATATAAACAACATCACCCTCATTAAAATCTGCAACGGTAGTGCCTACAGCTAATATCTTGTAATTAACCAGTATCCAGTCAAAACCATTATACCGATAAATCATTCTATTAACTGAAGATGCATCCTCAATTAATTCCCCAATATTACCAGTAGAAGGAAATCCATTTACTATCCGAACTGGGGTGTTAATAAACTCACCATTAGTCACGACATTGACAAACAGTTGTGATCCGTACATTTCTTTAACTACGTAGTTACCATTAGCTATAGCATCACCATCACCCAACCAATAATATTTGGCATAATTTACATTCTTATCATAATCGATGGGGGGCGACCATGAATAAAATGGGGTTGAAAATAATCTATTCTCATCATTGGTTAATGCTCCATTAATTGATAAAAATCTAACTAAATCATCATAAAAAACCCCATCAATAATATTATCTGAATTATCAGACACAACAGCGGCTACTGACAATTGATATTTTTGGCGGCTTGCGCTATTTTCTATTATTTTGGGGGTACGTAAAGCATCAATAGTAGTTAATAATGACGTATCGCCAATATATCCGTTTATAAAACCGGCTTCTTCCGGTTCAAACATGATATCACCGGCAGAAGCGATAATTTTGTCGGCGCGGGGCGTCTGTAATTCGGGGGGTATAAAGTTCCATACTCTACGTTCTTGAGTCATATGTTATCCATCAGGTCATAATATTTATGCCTGATGGATAACATAATCCGCAAGTTTATTTCATAATAAAGAAACGATTTTTAAGTCTTCGTCTGTAAATGTTGAAATAAGTTGTATTGTATCGACAGTAGCCGTGCTTACAAATAACTCGTCCGGTTCTGCCCTAATCTGGAAGGCATTACCAAAGGAGTAATTTGATAGATATGGAACAGGAACAATCGCCTGAATATTTGGAGCCAATTTCTGATGTACATACGCAGCTAACTCAGTAAAATAGAATGTTTCTCCAAAATCCCAATTACTAACATCAAAATAAGAATCAATCAAGTTTAATATATTTAATTTCAAATCATTCTCAGACATAGATGACCCCGGAGACTGAATAACTTTAAACAACACCTGATTTTGCGGTAGGGCATTTGTTCCAAAAAGTTTTTTAAATCTAGCAGGATAAAATACAAGACTATCAGACATCATCTTAAAATTACCATAATTTTGATATTCTAACTTTAACTGCGCGCTTGTTTCAGCCACAGGCTCTATTCCAGCCTGATTTGACTGGAGCCATGCATTATAAACATTCAAGAAATTTTGTGTTAATATATACGCATTCATTATATTGGTTGGGCATGGATCGATTATAGTTTCATCAATAGCAACGTGTGTCCAGACAAATTTGAGATGGTCCCTACCTATTCTAAATTTATATATTGTTTGGTCAGGTGCGAGAATCCACGCCTGAGAAATACCATCAGCTATAAGCCACTGCTTAGAAGAGGTATTGAAATTAATATCACCAATATTCGTAACATTCGGATCAAATAATGAACCAACTGTAGGATATACATCATTCATTGGATCAGCGAAGCCAGACACAGGCAAAACAGAGGTCGTTGCCCCATAGGTGCCTTTTATTGGAGTCAGCCTATCAATAGGCTGCCACAAGTCAAAACCATATTGTTGTGTTTTAGTCCACAACACTAAATCCGTTACCCCATCCTGTATAACCAAATCTCTAAATGTGTTTGGTTTATCATATATTCCATCCATATTCAAATCTGACGGTTTTACTATTAACCCGTTGGTATTGGTATACCCATCCTCATACCTTATCATATCCACAGGTGTTAATGAATATGGAGAATCCAAATATGAAATATAACAAGAAACAGTAGAATTATCTCCTATATTACCAGAACTAAATGATTTTAGATTTAATGGAGATTTATAAGCTTGTCCAGCTACTGCCAATATTATATAAACATTTAAATTCATATTAGTTAACGGGGTGTTTCTAAACACCAACTTATTACCTATAAGAGTCCAGTCATAATTAGTATAATATTGCCCGACTTGCGTCACCCCGTCTAACGATACTATAATTTGTTCTGGTACTAAATTCGAGTAATTCAACGTAAACGAGTTGGTAGCTCCATCTGTAACAAAACTTTGTAATGCCACTCGTGCAGTTCTATAGCTTCTAGGAACAATAATTCTGAAGTGTACACCTATAGCCGGAGCAGTACCAAAAGTAATCACTAAATTAGTTTCACTCATTGATAATGTATAATCAGAAGTGGTCTGTATTACACCATCTAACGATATTAATGGAATCGGTAATAACACAGTTTCAGTAGCCACAGTAAATACCTGTGTTACTCCATCTCCAATAAAATTATTTCTAATAAATGACGGACTAATAGTACCAGAAAAATAATTAATTACACAAACAGTATTAAGTGGTATATTTTCTTTAAACGCAATAAGACTGGTTGTCACTGTATCATCATACACATAATAATCATCCAACATATTCTGATATATACCATCCCAGAACGAGAAAGTATTGGCACTAGACACCCCACTTGCACCGAAGGTATAGATAGCAGTGTTATCGTCGCCAACTAATCTGGTTGCCTGAGGGGTTGCTAGCGCCATATCGCTACTCAACCATACCTCATAAGAACAATTAGCTGGGAGCGCGATAATAAACTGTATCTGATTACCAGTATTCAATGGATTTATAACATATTCTACGTTTGGGACCATCAATTGATCATCAATATATACTAAAACTTTAGTAACATCTAAATCTATATAATTGGTTGGAATGACCGTGGTTCCCGTACTAAGAACCCCATTTAAAATAATGGGAGGACATCCACCAACCGTTTGAGGAACAATACCACGACGGCGCGCAGAATCTCTTGATTCATTAATTTCTAAAATCGTTACCTGATCTTGAACAGCGCTACTTATAGATGTATTATTTACCAAAGCATCATTCACGAAAATAAATTCTACTTCTTGAGCAGATTCAAAAAATAAACTAATCCCTCGATCTGTGATCGACCATTGGGGATTTCCGTTGTTTGATGAATATTCACACATAATCAACCACGAGCAATCTGCATTAGTATTTGTAGTGTCCCCCTGATACTGTAGGGAAAATTCACCAGAAATATTAATATTTTTATTATTAATAATATTCCAAGACAATGTAGTTTGATTCCAACTCAATCCAAACGTCAGTAATTGGGAAAGTGCATTAGTAATAGTTGATATTTCATTAACTAAAAATGTCGTTCTTAGTGGGGGAACAATGGAGTACAATGGGGCTGCTGCTGGTATCACATCTTGTTTTAACCATATACCATTCAATGCACTACCATTATTAACCACTCTATCTACCGTAGCGGTGTCTCCCAAGCGATCACTAAATCTAATAATACTATCCGCCATTACATAAAATAGTGGGGATGTATTAGCTAACGTGGACCCAACTGCTTGTGTATTGTTATATAATAATACTCTACCTCTAGAAGTACCAGAAACAACCGAATCATTATTCCATGTGTAGTTATAACTATCCATCATAATTTCTGGATACTCGGTAACATATAAAAAGTTTTTATCCTCCTTAACCAACAATGGAGAAATATAATTACTAATCAAGTATGATAGTGGCATCGTGGAAGGGTTTCCATCAACCAACGCTACCGAGGTAGTAACATCTTGATATAGTCTACCATCTTCCGCATATTGTTTAACGTTCTCATATAATGACGTTGGGTCGTGTAGTTTAGCATAACGTGAAGCACCGGAGAAAGTACGATTTATCGTCTTAACCTTGCGAATAGAATTATCATTTAAAAAATAATTTGTATAATCCTGCCCAGTAACCATTCTGTTTTGGGTATAAAAGAATTTACCGGCTCTGGTTTTAATATCCATATTAGTTTCACTGAATGAACCATTATTAATATTATTAGTAAGAGACAGATTCATTGACAGATAATAAATTTGATTGCCATATGCATATGGAATAGTCACTGAAACATTCTGTATATCCGTTGGCATAGCAACCAGTGGTACCGGGTTTACCGTCCGGTACCAAATTATAAAATTTCCTTGTGGAATTTGCCCAAATGAACCATCGCCAAATCGGATTCTAACTTGATCATTTATCAATGTATCAACTTCGAATATTTGTTGTGGGTTATTTGTGGATGTTATGGGGGTGTCTAACGTGTTGAATGCAACTCCTTCACCAAATACCGTGTCTACCTCATTCCATTGAGATATAACGTTGCCACTTGCATCCACCTGCTGAATCCAAATATCACTATTATCGATATTTGATACATTAATATCCACCACCTGTAAACTTACAGGGTCTGGGAAATTAACTGTTTGAAACGCCATAGTTCCTTGTTTTAATGGGAAAAAGAAACCAGTACCAGATGATCCATACCCCAAACCATCTGACTTATAAAACACATTTAATGCATTCTGTACATTTGGTGCAACTTCTGTGACTGTGCCGTCAACAGCACTTAATGTACCGTTATACACTTCCATATTAAGGGTAACCCCATTAATGGAAGATTCAAACGGATACACACCAGTTGCCGGGGCGTATGAATTGAACACATATTGTTCTGTTCTTTCGCTATCTATTGTTGTTCCGACAAACGGGTTCCCAAACTGTGTTCTATTAATAAATGCCAGATTTAAGATAGTTATGAATTGATCATACCAATCTTCATTTTGTTGATCATTCCAATTGATAATCCTATTCTGTAAATTTGTTCCGTTCACATCTGTATAAGGTTGTGTTGTTGAAATGCTATTAAGTTGGATAAACCCATCAAGCCCCTGTACCCGGTTTGCTTTATAAGCAATTAGGGACGCAAGACGTAAAATACTATTACGTCTTTCAGCGGTGGGTAAAAAATTCTCTCTTGTGTTAAGATCAATTCTAAATGCAAGGTTTTGGCTCAACCATGCTAAAGTTTCAACGTGCATAATAAATTCAGATGATGCGATCCAATCATTAAAATCATCTGGATAATTAATTTTACAATAGTCTACTATACTTTGTACTAAAGTTTCAAAACTATAGGCTCTAAAATCGACGTAATTCAACGCCTCATATATTGCCGACCAATCTTCTGCTACAAATAATGCGTTCTGACGTGAAATTGTGCTCATAAACTATGTAATTCCTACCACGGTTATCAAACTATTTATTACTATGAAAATGTAATTGTCATGGTATCTATTATTTGTAATTCTAAATACAAACATGTGACCTCAACTGTGATTGAATGTGCGTCCACATCCACCACATGGGTAAAGGATTGTAATTCTACCCGTGGGTCTTCTGCAATAATACGGTTGACATCATTAAAAATTGCCGCCTCGGTACCGGCGTCTGATAAATCAAACAATAAATCCCATATAATGCATCCCCACCCCGGTCTTCCGACTCTATCGTTGCGTCTGGTATTAAAATGGTTTAATAAATCTCGTTTCACCAGTGCTATATCATATAGGCTGGTATTTTTCTTATTTCCTACTGTCGAATAACCGCGATATAAAGGATTGCTCATTCTAATATTTATTAATATTTTTTTATTAAAAACATTAACTTGACTTCTACATTTCATCATAGTATGACTAACGAAAGGACAAAATAAATGAATCCTCGCAAAAACTTGAGATTTTATACAAAAGAAGAAGAAGAAGAAATTTTTATAAAAGTGGGTGAGTTGCTAAAAACGGACGTTAAAAAAGCCGAATTGGTGATTATGGAAATTTTTTATAAGTTCGAACCGCTTATCAAGAAAATTGTCAGAAAAAACGCTGGTTATGGAATCGATCAAGAGATTTTAATGTCGGAGGCTACCGTTGCGTTTCTTGAAGCTGTAAAAAGATTTGACTTATCACAGGGATTCAGATTTTCCACTTACCTACAGTCATATGTGAGAGGAATGCTTTTTACCTTGATTATGAAAGAAGTGTTCCCCGTAACGGTATCAGCTAATAGCCTTAATAAAAAAATGTTCTTTTCCCTGAAACGCCAACTGGCTGAAATCTTACAGGAAACCGGAAGCACCATCGTCACCAATGAAGTGTTAAATTTGATAGCTGAAAAAAATGGAACTACTCCTGATCGGGTAAAAGACTTATTGTTTATTATGGAAAATAACACAGTTCCTCTTGATAAACCGGCATGGGCGAATGGGTCGTCCGATGATCAATCACGTGGTACTATCGGTGATACTATCGGTGATGGTGTTGATGTTTTTCAGAATTTACTAAATGCCAGCAAAGATAGAGTGACCATAGAAATTCTCTCGGAAGCATTGACTGTATTAGATGACCGAGAAAATTTCATCATTAAGAAACAAATTTATTGTGAAGATGACGAGGAAGAAACTCTGATCAATATAGCAAAAAATTACAATATTTCTAAAGAACGAGTGCGCCAGATACGAGAAAAAAGTTTAAGCAAACTGGCTGGCGCTATTAAACGAATTATGCATAAAAAGGGCATACGGTATGATGAATTGATGGGAATGTAGGAAAGGGGGGCGAAAGCCCCCCTTTTTTTATTCCATATGAATGTCAACGTCAAAGTCTTCCTCATTACTATAACGGACAGTCGATACCTTATCAGTCAACTCAACAAACATAGATTCTGGAATTCTATCCACAATATCCATACGGTGAGTGGCGATGAAAATATGCTTATTTTTACGTTTGGCAATATCTTCTAAAATTTCCAATACTTGTTCAGCACCGAGAGAGCAAATACCATTATCAATAAGCTCATCAACCATCAACAAATTGATGGAATCATGCATTATTTCAAATAAATCAATAAATGCAAGATTAAGAGCAATCGTGACGCGCTGTCTTTGTCCCTTCGACAGATTGCCCCAATCAAACTCCATACCATCCTCAATGATTTCGATTGATAAATCGCCAGTTATAGCAATGTCGAATGGTAGTGATAGCCTATCCAAATAATGCTGAATTCGTGAGTTTAATCCCGATAACCATTTGTTGATAATGGCTTGACGAAGGAAGGATTCTTTATCCGTCAGTAATTCTATCAGCACATCATAATGGGCAATATCATCCTTAGTTTCCTTTATCGTAGTATCATCTAATTCCACTATTGCTTCATTTTCAAGCTTAACAATAGAACTGTTGAAAGGATTCTCACTATTCTTAAGTTGATCAGTCTCTTTCACATAGCTATTAACTAAAGAAGTCGTCTTAGATATTTCATCCAGAGAATCAAACATAAGCCTTTCAAACTCATCGGAATTTATAGCAGTCATAATTTCTTTATTTTCTAAAAGTTTTTCATCTTTCAGTTTATTAAACTCCTGTACAACGGCTTGCGCTTCGGTAATAGCCCTATCAACTGTTTGTATATCACTATTACATTCTAAAACATGTGCCTCAAATTCTACAATTTTATCTTTGGCGGAAAGCCAATGTTGGTTGCATGTCGGACATACCGACTTTTTTAGGGACGCAATATCTGTTTCAAACTTCTGTTTTTCACGCTTCAAAGAATCGAGTTCCCGGCGTTTGCTGTTCAATTCGGTTGTTTTGCCCTGAAGCTCCAAGGATATTTCACGCTGTTGTTGTTTATTCTCTACAGATAGTTCATTCAACGCTCCTAATTTTTCAATGAGGTCCGCTTGCTCTTCCAAGTTCACGGTTGACAACAATTCAATCTGTTCCGAAAGCTCTTTTATTTTAATATCAGTGCTATCTCTCCACTGATTTGACTTCTTAATCATATCATTAATTTGTAATGTTATCCGCTCATTCGCCTTTTTATTGGTTTCAAACTCAGTCGTTAGCGCCACTAAATTTGACTTTAAAGCCTTGCGTTCCTCACCAAGAGTTTTCGCGCGTTCAGAAAGCACAGAGAAACCAAACATTCTCTCCATGACATCTTTTCTGGTCGGTCCATCCATGTTCATGAAAGACTGTGTTTCAGAACCATTGACCACTAAGAACTGTAACATAACATAGTCGAAGCCAACTATTTCTTCTATATCTTCGGTTGTTTGGGGTTTAGAACGGGACCTATCAAAGATAGATTTCCCATCTACGCGGGTTTTAAAATCACGATCATCCTCCATCGGCTTGGCAAATAACCGTAAAATAGACGGTTTTTCCCCGCGCTCTATAAGATAATGTATATTATTTTTCCTGATTGTAAGGGATACGACCATTGCCTCGTTTCGCTTGATCCATTTATGAATCAATTTCTGATTAGATACCCCGCCCTGACGCAAGCTTTTTCCAAATAACACATAAGCTAGCGAGTCCATAATACTGGATTTTCCAGAACCGTTCCTGCTCTCTTCACCACCCATGTCATAGTTAACCCCAATGATCGCAGTTATTGAAGAACCGCCCAATGATATCGTGGTTGTGTCATTAGCGAATGACATAAAGTTTCGCAGGGTTAATTGGTCAAATTCTAAATGAGACATTTATTTTTGGTTTCCTTTGAATATGGATAATAATTTTTGTGGTCTAATCGCCGTGTTCCGCACATCAAAGCGCGCAAGATTTTCTTCTACCATCTCTTCTATCGATTGATTTTCCATAGTTTCAGTAACTAACTTATTAACAACCGTTTCAGACTTAATATTTCTTATATGTATTTGTCTAAAAAATTCTGATAATTCTGTTTTCATTCCTTGAATTTCTTCTAGGGAAAGGTCAATATCATTGAGAATTTCTATCGTTGTGTTATTTCCGTGGGTGAATACAGAATCATCTAATAATGACAGATTGGTTCTGATGAACTTCGGTCCTACATCATAATTTAAAAATTGCGGCTGCCCACCCCATTCGAGGATCATACACCCTTTTTCAAAATCATTGACATCATTCATATCAAGCCCGAATCCGTTGCCTATGTAACATACAGATACGTTATGCTTGTTAACTTTTAATTGGCGCTTATGAAAGTGTCCAGAAAAAACATAGTCTTGATATAAGAAGTGGTCAGCGTGTAATCCGCCATGATCTTCCATCTCCTTAACTTGGTTAGTTAAGAATAATGGCAACTCCAGATGTCCAAATATATATTTGGACTGTATCTCTGGAATTCTGACAAATTCCTCTCCTACTAAAAATGGTAAAAACGAGATTCCATCAATAGTCGTTATTTCGTTGATAAGATTAATATCAGGATCGTCATTAATATGGTCCAACGAATGGACAGTGCGGTTGCGCTTAAAAAATAGATCATGATTACCTACCAACACGTAAATCGGAACTTTAAGTTTCTTAAGCTTCCTTAGCGCGGTATTAGCATACCACTGTGTGTCTATACGAATTCTTACCTGATTGTCAAACCAATCACCAAGAAAGAATATTTTATCGCATTTATGTTCTAATACCTGTTCACAAAACCAGTCAATGTATTGTAAGCAATCATCGTTATGAACCTCGGAGTCGCCGCGCCGCCCCCAATGAATATCAGAAAAACATGCCACTTTTTTAAAGAAATTTCCCATATCGATTCATATATGGGAAATGTGCTAAATTGGAAGGGATTATAAGTTATTAAATTTTGGGCAAATATTCTATCCGCTCTCTTTTCTTATTTCGACGGCGGATCAATGGGTCGGACGGTATTCTTTTCGTTCCGTCCAAATGAGCATCATTCTCTTCATTTTGGCGGGTCCATGATGGTTCCATATCACCAACCGAGAATTCAATCAAGTCGTCTTTAATTCTCGATTGCTTTTTCTCATTATTGATATAGTTAACAAAACTACGAGTGATACACTGGGTATAATAACCGAAAGGATTAATTGATTTTGTTTCGTCAAATTTTAAAGCGATCTGGCATAAAGACGCAACGGCGTCTGCTTTCATATCCTCAATCCAAGAATACCCACGCCAATTAAACTTTTGTGCATACTTTTCAGTTAACAACACTATTGAATTGACTAAGCCGGGAGTTAAACATTCCGAGAGTAATCGTTCTGGATAATTTTTAACGTTTTCCTTACTCTTAGATATCTCTTTTAACAAAAATTCATTTTTTAAATAATCTTTACTTTTTAATTTAATCATTAATAAATCCCTTTATTAAAATTTATATAAGTTTATATTCAATAAAAATCAATATTTAAAACCTTAAATAATTCTAAGAGGGTAATATTAATGAGTTTTTTAGGGGATTTATCTACATTTATCGGTGCAGTGTCATCTGCTAATACAGCTTATCAGAATACCAACATCATTAACAACATACTTTCAACCGTTAATACCAACACCTTGGCATCTGGTTTAAATAATGTCGCTCCAACATCAACGCAACTTTCTTCAACAACTAATTCTTCAGCACTTGAAAATAATACCCCAAAATTAATACCATTTGATGTTCTTCCGACTACCGGTCCATTAGCTGTTATTCAACAGACAGGCGGTTTAATTTTCCCATACACCCCACAAATTTCAGAAACAGTATCTATCCAATATAAAGGTTATGATTTAACGCACTCTAATGAAAGTTATAATTCTTACGTAAAAACAGACAATGCTATCATAAGTCTTGGTGAGCTAACATGGACTGCCGATACCCAAGAAAATGCTCTTTATCTATTAGGAGTAATTCATTTTTTTAGATCATATTCATTAATGGATTTTGGACGCAATAAGAGCGGAAAACCACCGTCGCCTATGTGGTTTACTGCTTATGGTTCAAGTCTGTATAGCAAAGTTCCAGTATTATTAGAAGGATATGATTTTGTATTACCCCCAAATGTAGATTATGTGCCCGTAACTGATGCGATGGGCGGCGTGAATTGGGTGCCAATGAAGTTTACTATATCTGGAATAAAATTAAGGGTTCAACATGCTCCAAATTATTGGTTAGGGACTTTTGATTTAGCTCAATTTAAATTAGGGAAAATAAGTTTTTCAACACCCACTGCTGGTGCTACTTCCACTAGCGGAGCCACTAATGCTATTGGAACGGCGGCGCAGGCATTATCGGGGTCTGCAACTGCTTCTCCTGCGGTTACTCCAACAACATCGACGACTGGACCATCGACGACTGGACCATCCCCGACATTGGCTCCCACAGGTAGTGGGTTAAATCCACAAACAGGATTTGGGCAAGCATTTCCGCTTGTTTCACCAGCACCTACAGAAACTCTACCAGTAACAAGCGGTAAATCCGTTTCTGAGTTTGATTAAAGGAAAATATAAATTGACAACAATCACTCCTTCGGTAGCCCCAGTTATATTCAGTCCTATAAGCTATAAAATTAGCGATCCGTGGTATTATACTCCTGTACTATTAGATAGGTATCTTGATATATATATTAATAGAACCATACCCCCTTCCTCTGATGATAAAGTGTTTCTTATAACAGAGGTGAGTTATGTGAATCGCCCAGACACTTTAGCAAATGATATATATGGAGATAGATCGTGGTGGTGGGTTTTTGGAGTCCGTAACGGATTAGAAGACCCAATTTTTGACCTAAAATTAGGAACATTATTAATCGTACCATCACTAACAGTTATAAACGGGATATAAAATGGTTTCGAGTAATATATACGCAATTGCAAGCACTATCCAAGGTGAAGCAGGGAGTCCATCAGGACAATTTGGTGTTGCATCCGTAATTTATAATAGGATGCAAACAGATGGATTTCCGTCTGACGCGTATGGGGTTGTCTCACAATCGGGGCAATTTGAAGGTTTCGGTACAGGACAAACCCCAAATGATAATGCCATTGCGCTAGCAACAGCATTAGACGCCGGGCAACCGCCTCCGGGTGGTAACACAGGTAATGCAGTTAATTTCGTGGGGCTAGCCAATAGTTCTTATGGTGGCGTTAATGGCGCGTCTGGACCATCCACAGCGGCGATGATTAGTAATGGCACTAATATCGGTGGTAATTATTTTTCGGATAACTTCGGCGCACCAACAGCCGGATTCGTTGCTCCCCAATATGCTGGTGGTAACGTGGCAGGAACATCAGGCACGACAGCGGCTAATAAAACATCAACCGGTGGTGGTGGAAGCGGATCGCCAACATCTGCATCGGCAGCATCCCCATCTTCTTCCGCTTCGGGAAGCGGTGGTAGTGGTGGTACCACTTATATTCCGTCTAAAGCAGCTACAATATGTCAGGGGTCAGCAGAAAATCCATTAAATCCTTATATATTAACCCAATATTATATAACGTTTGGTATGTTGCCGCTTAATAGTAAAACTTCAGGAGCCAGCACTGTTGGTAATAATTCTGGCAACACTTCAGCGAATGCCGCTGGCACGTCCTCAATAGCGGCAGCGTCCACAGCGGCGTCCACGACTATTAAATCAACATCTAGTAATAATTATGTCTTAGCCTCGACTGGCGGTATAAATGATAGTACACAAAAAGCATCCTATTATAATATTGTAAAACTCGCTGTTGATACAATATTGACCCCTACCGAAGGGAACCCAGTCGTAAGTCAGCAAGTTAAGATGCGGCTAACCATTCAAGAACCTTGTGGTTTCAATTTCATTGAAGATGTCATCGCAATGGGAAAAAAATGTGGTTATCAAACAGCCGGACTTGGGGTCATAGATTATTTTGTAAGAATTAATTTCGGCGGGTATGATCCAAACTCCGGGAAATGGGTTTATCCAATACCCTTTATCGCTAACAAAAACATAACACAGGTTGAATATGCAGTTGCTGTGGCTAATGTTCAAGCACAAACAAATGCCGAAGGTACCTTATACGACTTTGATTTGGTTTTTGCTGATCATTACAGTTATATAATGCGCGAAATGATAATAATGCCTACAACCTTAGCAAATTTAAAAACAAATTCTTTTGGTGATTTTTGTGATGGATTAGCGACAGCATTGACAAATGATAAAAAACAAAGAACTGATAATAATATTAGAAGAAAGTATGTTTTCAAATATCCAAAAGAACTTGGTCAATCACCATTTAATGGTAGTGGATTTCAGGAAGCTTTACAATCGGAGGGTGCGCAAGGTGGGGCACCGTCAAATTTACCAACAGGAAAAACAGATGTATTAAAAATAATAAAAATGGCTTTAGCCAACGTAAAATATTCTCAAGATAAGTTTTTATATCCAACCGGGTCATATGATCCTAACTTCACTACCCCGTTAACGGATTATACTATAAGATTTATATATGATAGAGGTACTTTTGATACTAAATTACAAACATGGAATGATAATACTGTTACATATATTGTTGAACCATTTACCAGTTATTCGAAATATTCTTTAAAAGTGGGAGACATTGGAACTTACGTCAGCCCTAACAATCAGTTAAAGCGTATGCAAGATATTAAAAAACGTGGTATGTGGGTTCGCACTTATAACTATTTATTCACTGGACAAAATTCCGAGGTGCTAAATTATGATGCTGTCTTATCAGCATTCTATAATACTGCATTGAATACATTTATTCGCGGTGGGAATGGTGGAGATACCAAACCGGTTGCAGCACACGGACTTACTTCCGGCGCACAGAGCGCGATACCACCGATTAATAATAATGGCTCTACTGGATTACTAAGTTCGATGTTTGGATTATCCGCGACAACAAGTGGTGCTATACAGTCGATCATTAGCGCTGCTTCTGGTTCATCTTCTTCTGGCGGCGCAGTGTCTGGTACTGACCTAACAGCAGGATCAAGATTTCAAGGAGGTATGGATGAGAATTATCCATATGATGCGCAAAAGCTAAACGCTGGTAGTGCGTCTGATGGAGCCTCATCCAAGCGTGATCATTTTGCTTACGAAATCGCTAAAACCGACTATCTAAGAAACGATTTATTAGAATTAAATAATTTTGAAGTTAAAGGTGACCCCATCTGGTTATTAAGCGCTTATGGTTCAGATGATATTGACCAATCAGGAGGACTCAAAGTAGGTGCAACGCCTGTCGAACGCCTTGGTAGAGTGATATTAATTAATATTTTTACTCCAAATCAGAGTAATTATATGAATGCACAATTTATTCAGAGTGGTAAAACAGACACACGTAATGGTGCTTATCTAGGTGGTTTCTTTGAGGTGATTGTTGTTAGAAACACATTTGCCAATGGGCAATTCACCCAGAGTTTACAAGGGGTAAAACTAAATCATATGGATTATATTAATACCCTTGCATCGCAGTCTGGAACCAGTCCTACTTCATTTATGCAATCCGTTAACAATCAAGCTAGTGCTACTAATCAAACACAACAGCAAGTTCCAACATTTGGGGCACCTTTGCCCACTACGACTAGGTAAGTAACATATAATGAGTGAATTTAGAACAGACGGGTATTCCGAAAAAGGACACGACCATTTTTATGGCAAAGTTGCCGGAAATGCAACTAAAAATTCCTTTCATGGCGTCCATATGGGTTATGTAGTAGACGATAGTCGTGAACAGGTTTGGGTTTATATTCCAGCACTTTCGGCATTAGTCACTGACCCTACTAAAATTTTTACTTTTCAAGGAACCGCCCCTGATCGCCAAACATCCGATGGGTCACCACAACAAGCAAATAGACCCGGATGGCATCCTGTCACGATAGGACAAGCTAGTGGTGGTGACGATAGCCATAATACCGGTCAAAGTATTGATGGTAGAGATTCACATAGTGGCGAAACCGTACGCTCTGGTGATATTGGTGCCGCGCCCAGAAATGGACATGTGGTAAGTGTGGTGTTTACTGGGGGCGATCCCCGTAAAGGTGTTATAACTGGGGCAGTTCCTCCACCGGGGGCAGGCGTAACTGTTCCTCACGGAGGAAGCGCAGCTAAATCCACCTTAACCGGAAAGGCTAAAAGTCCTTTTACTGATAAAACATCATCAGATGCGTGTTTGCCATACACCGAGAAACGTCCGTCGAAAGACGATCCGGGAGGTACAAAACGCGGTATTAACGTCCCTCATGCGAACCATATTATTAAATCAGGAACTGCTAAAGATATTCATCGTGGCGGGATGGGCGCTCATGCTAAACGGGAATTCCCTTCTCTTGTTCGCGGGCAAAAATCAAATGGGTGGAATTATTCTCGCGATCAGAATAATAAGGACGCAACTGGGCAGCAATGGAAAAATCGTGGGTCTAACGTTAGAAGACATATTAATAATGGTCACCACCTTACTATGGACGATAGTCCAGATAGTTCTGGCGTTATTTTAAAGTCTGGGCATAATGCCGGATTAGTTATAAATGATAGTGCCGCCAACCCATTTATACATTTACAAACAGGTAATGGTAAAACATATATCTCGATGGATAGTCAAGGTAAACTTGAAATATATGGAAAAGCTGGTATGAGCATTCACACGGAAAATGACTTGAACTTTTCTTCTGATGGTGATGTTAATTTTCAGGCTGGTAAAGAATTAAACTTGTTAGCAAATGGTATTAATTTAACATCTAATAAAGATTATAATGTTGCTGTCAATGGTGACTATAGTGCAGTTTATGCACAAGCTTCTAATGTCAATGTTTTAGGTGATGATAAAAAAGAAGTTAAAGGTAATTATAATCTTCTTATGAAGAATGGTGCTATAAGCTCAAAACAAAATTATGATATTACCACTAAAACACGAGTTGCTTTAAAATCAGATATGGTATCTATCCAAGCTTCAACATTTGCTGTTGATACCACTGGAAGTATATTATTGAATTGTGGTTCTTCCGTTGAGCCAGCCGCGCCGAGCGCGCCAACTTTTGCCAAATTTAAAAAAGTTTCTGAAAAATCAAATGCTCCTGCCAAAACTGATATTTTACAAGGGAATCCTCCAAACCAAAAAAGTAAAATGTTACCATCGCGCGTCCCACAGCACCAACCAGACCCAAATTCTCCTAATAATTCCGTGACACCGGGTACTAATGGTGGAGTCGCTCCACAACAACAAGGAACTGGAAATGGTTCAACAGCGGCGGGTGCTAATTCTTCGGCAACACAAGCAGCGCCATCTACTACCCCCTCTACCAGTGATGGTGGTGCGAGTAATAGTAATTATATACAATCCTCTACTGTTAACTCCGCTGATTCTGCACAACAAGCAATAGATAATTCTAAAACTGGGTGGATTAATGCGTCAACTGATCCGGGTTCTGATCAATGTGTGAGCTTGGTAAAAGCGCTCGCTCCCGTGGGTCCCACTTCAAGCTGGACACAAGGTGACCAAGTTATGGGTAATCAAAGCATACAGCCGGGTACAGCTATCGCTACCTTTAATTCTAACGGTGATTACACTAACACCTACGGCTCTTCACATGCCGCAATATATCTGGGACAAGATGCTAATGGTATACAAGTATTAGATCAATCAGTCTATGTTCCTGCTACAATTAGAACTATACCATTTTCGAAAGCTGGTCCAGAGGGCGGTTCACAATTTTATACTATCTCCAATTGATAAAAAACAAGGTTATAAATATCTTTCATGGCTACTACCTTATTTCAATATAAAACGGCAGCGTCTAGAGCTTCTTCCTCCGCACCATCGGATATCATTGGTGGTTTCGGGGGCGGAACCCATGTGCGTAATGATTTGTATACATTCAATTCATTAGTGCAAGTCATTACCGACCAATATTTTGGTAATAATGGAAGCATTCCTATAAATGAATTTAACACGACTACTCAAAAATCATTTACTATCAATGCGGTAAATCCCTTTGTTCATCCAGAAACTACCCTCTTTAATGAAGAAACGATCATCAAGGAAGCGAACGAATTACCTGATGACTCTGTTAAAA